CTTCCAGGAGGTCGACGCAGGGCGGGCACCACCAGACGCCGCGGTAACTTTCACCGGGCTTGAAGCGGGCTTTCATCTTTCCAAAGCGAGCAGGGCGGTCGATCAGCCGTTCCCAGTAGCCGCCTTTCTCTAAGGAGAAACGCACTGTCGCGCTGCCTGCGTTGTGCTGAGAGGAGTAGTAGGTGTCTTGCGTGAACCAGCCAGCAATCAACTGGATGTCGAAGCCCCGGCCGAACTCCAGATAGGCGCGGGCTGTGGCCGTTGGTGCACTGTCCGTAGCGGGGGCTCGCTTGCTCCAGTCTTCGAAAAGATCGTCGTATATCTCCTTGACGTGCATAGTGTGGCCGCACTTTTCAGGGCGACCGCAGATAACCAGCCACGGCTTGTCGTGACGTGAATACAGCTCTTTTTTCCTGCACTTGGGGCATTCACCACCTCGCATGTAGTCGGTGCCGGTACGGTGTTTTAGGCCGTAGTCATTTTCAAGGCGCTGCAGGACGTCGGAGCGGAGATCGTCTCTCATGGTTTTTTCACTGTTTTGAGGCTTTGAGTCAGGGCGCCGGCGAGGGCGCCGATCAGATGTTTTCGAGCGGCCATCACCGGATCGTTCGTGAGGATCGACCTGTGGCGCAGCCCTTCGGGGATCAGGCGGTAATGGTCGGAATACCAAAGGTCATTGAGGCTGAGACGGTACTGTTCGCGCAGGTTGGCCAAGAGCGCTTCGGCCTGCACCGGTGGCAGTTTTGCGTTGATGTTCAGGGCGTTTTCCATCGTCAAACCTCAATTTCGGGCGCAGCTCACCCAAACCCACGGGAATGGGGGATCGGGGATTTAGTGGTTAGGTGTTACGGAGTGGTGACGCGGAAACGCCCGTTGTCCGGTGCGTTGAGGATGCGTTCGTAAATCAGGCTGACGGGAATGGCCCAAACGTCACCGGTGCCTGTGTCAGTGATAACGGTGTGTGTCGGTGTGCTGGTCATTACATCCAGTCGCTGCCGATCGCTGACAACAGACAAATCGCTGTAGGCCAGGTGAACAATTTTTTCAGCTGTCGGAGTGAGTACGTCGAAGTCCGCGACCAAATGCTGCACAGCTCGTTTGATCAGTTGCTGATCGTCGCTCAAATGTTCGCACCGGTGCCGTTCAAGAAACACCGACGCCGCAGATTTGAGCATGTCCTGATATTCCTGTACTGCAGGCAGATTGTTCATTGAGCTTTCCCTGCGCGGTAAAGAGCTATTGCGGCAAGCACTTCGGCATGCCGTGCAGCAACGTGGAGGTTGTGAGCGTCCAGAATCTGTTCGGCTTCTTCTTCGCTGATTGAACCGTCCTCCAGCGCCTTGGCGATCGCCTGGTCGACGCAACCGCGTTTTGCCGCTACCTGTAGCGATCGAGCGTATAGCTCGACGTTGTCTAGCGTTTCAGGATCAGCCACTGGAACGAACAATCCGCCGTACATTGAGGCGACGTAGTTTGGGAAGTGGTGAGTTCCGCAGTCCTGCTCAAGCATGAAAACCTGAGAGTCACTGAGAGGACTGCATCCGGCGTTTTCGTAGGCATGATTGTCGAACTTCTTGAGCTTCAGCCCCAAGCGTGCAGCGGCGGCTTCGCGTCCGCCGGTATAGCTGCGGATGATCTCGCTCATAACTTCTTTGCGGGTGTCTAGGATCGGGCTTTTCATCTTCTACTTTTCCCTGTTGGCCCATGCCATTACTGTTCGATCACACCTTGTTTAACGCCTAGTAAAACGGCAGCTCGGTGTGCCTCCCCACGGCGACATTGGCTCTGTCCACTCAGCACCGCATAAACGGTGCTGGGACTCAGGTTGTGCAAAGCAGCAAAATCTTTCGCGGACTGACCGCGCTTCTCCAACGCTTCACGGGCTTTCTTGCGGGCTTGCTCGGTGATGCTTGTGTTCGGCATAGTGCAAATCTCTGCGTTTTCGTGTGATGACGAGCGCAGAATGTGGCAAAAAACTGCCAATGTAAATATGCGAGTGGAAAAATATTGACTCTCTCCGAAGAGATCGGCGCTAGGCTGCGGGAACTTCGCGCCGGTGCTGGCCTGACTCAAGATCAACTGGCTGAAAAACTTGGCGTGTCCAAACGTACCCAGGGCAACTACGAATCGGGCGCCAGCGATGCGCCTGCGTCCTACCTGAGTCTTGCTAACTCGCTGCTCGATTTTGACATTGCGTATATCGTTCATGGATCGCGTAAGACGTTGCCGAATGAGGCACTGACAGACGTCGAAGATTGCTTGGTAAAACAGTTCCGTAGCATTCCTGAAGACGACCAGAAAGCGATTCGCCGCATCCTCGAAGCCATGGCCGACGACGCCGCCCGGCAACGGTCTTAAATCGCAACAAAGCCTTTCATCCATTGGGATAACTCTCATTCCAATGCCGTTTGCTACGCCCCATAAAGCGATTTCAGCAATGCACTTTATGGAGTAGTAAGCATGTTGGATCGCAAGATGAACGATCGCACCGCGTTCGAGAAAACCGAGTTCGATACGTCTGGACTCACAAATATCGAGCGCCGTTTGATCGATCTCTATCGACGGTTGAGCCAGGTGGAGCAGCAGCAAGTCCGCCGAGTTGCCGAGATACTGGCTGTGAACCCAAAGGAGCCAGTAGAGGGCTGAATTTCATTCCTTGAGTGATCCCGATCGCCGACGCTTCTGCGTTGGCGATTTGCAGTTACGCCACCGCCTGCGATCCCAACTGCTCGAAAAGCTCCCGCTGCTTTGCCCTGGACAACTCGCGAAACCGATCGATCAACATGCGTTCGAAGGTCTGCGAAGACGGACTGAGCGTGTGCGAGAACGTCAGGTTCGACACCCACGTATGCCCGCACCTTGCGTCCAGGCATTGGCAATACAGCTTCACGAACTCCGTTGTTACCTCTTCCCGTGAAGCAATTCGGCCCTTGTGGCCGCACTTGCATACAACTCTCATTGTGTCCCTCCCCAGGGGCAGCTGATCGCCACCATGTTGCCACAATTTGTAGTGGTATTCGCTAAGAAAGGTTCTTCATGCAGTGGTATCCATTGCATCTCGCGCATTTTTCCAGCTAAAGCGCCTATCTTCGCGTAACCGGTCGTTCAACTGATCGAACAGCTGGCAAATCGGTCGAATCTCGTTACTGGTGTACACGCGATCGATCTTTTCAATGTCGCCAAACCCGCCGGTGTTCTCCGGGATGATGCCGGCCAGCGCGGGGTTCATCCGCCAGGCCGCGATGACATCGTTTCGGGTGATGTTCTTCACTTTCTCCAGCTCGTCTTTCGCCTGGAAGTCACCCACGGGGATGATCTGAATCGCGTTCTCTTTGCCGTTGGGGATGTTGACGAACATTGAGCGGAAGTTGCCCACACCTTTGCTGGCGCTTATTTGGGCGCGCAGCTCGTCTTCGTCCTCTTCGGTCAGGTCTGGATCATTGGTGTAGAAGATGTAGCCGGCGTGCGCGCCGTTGCTGTAGTAGCGCCGGCGGAAGAGGGTCGCAGCCTCATTCAGCAGCAACGCCTGCAGGCCGCCGAGGTAGTCCGGAATCCCGTAAATGTTCTGTTCCACGTCGTAGTCCAGGACGTGGGAGATTTCGTGCGCCTCGAACTCCATTTCCTTGTTGTCGGGCAGCAGCATCACGTAGCCGCCGTCGACCTTCACGCGCATGTTGATTGCCGGCAGGTGCTGCAGCTCCAGCACCTGGCCGAATGCGTTGGTGTCGTTGTAGAGGTACGCTTCACCAAACACCATGTAGTCCAGTCCGGCGCGTCCCATCGTCTCTGTGCTGCAGCCTGCTGAGGCGATGAACTCACGCAGCAACAGGTTGCGCTTGAACTTCGGAATGGCGCCGTGGTGTGCGTTGGCGCGCAGCAGCTTCGCCAAGCCAGCCCGCGACACCGGCGGCTTGTAGATCTTGCCGTCGTCGCTGGGGAACACGCCCACGTACTCGCCGATGTTGCCGGACAGCACTTGTTCCGGCTCCCCGAACGTAAACGAGCGCATCGGCTGTTGCTGTGGTTGGGCTACGTGGTGCTTTCTGCGTTTGCGGTTGGCCATGGCTGCTCTGGTTACTCGTGACGTAGCGGCTACGGCGCCGCTTGTTGGTGTTCAAAGGTTCGTTGGACAGTGCGTGCATCACCGCCCAGGCAATGTCGGCGTGACCGGTGGCCTCGGTACGGGATGCGCTGTAGGTGATCTGGCCGCTGTTGGTGGCGCCGCGCTTGATGGTCAAGAACGCCTGGGCGATGTCCGTCCAGCCCGCGTCCCACTCGATGCGACTGCCTTGAATCGTGTCCTGGGCTTTCAACACCAGGGCGTTTTTCGCTTCCAGGCTGTAGTGAATCGGCGTCGCTTTGGCGTAGAAGTCGCGCACCAGGTCGAACACGCCGTAACCCACGCCAGTGACGTCGATGCCGATGTGCTGCACGTTGAAACGCTCGGTCAACTTCTTGACCTGCGCGGCCTGGTAGGTGAACGAATGCCCCCGCCAGCTGTGCTTCTCTAGGATCCGGAACTTCGCCCCGGGTTCCAGCGGCGGCGCGATGACCACACAGGTGGCGTCGTCGCGTGTGCGGCTCGGGTCGTAGCCCAGCCAAACCGGGCTGTTGCCGAACGGGCGATCCAGATCCGGGTTGTAGTCCTCCCACAACGACAGGTCTGAGTAGCAGCGCTCCAGATCCTTGAGACTGAACGCGCTTTGAGTGCTGTCGATGAACTTGCAGTAGAACAACTGCTGGAACTTGTCTTCGTCGTACTCCAGCTGCAGCTGCTCCAGGTCGAACAGATCGCAGCCGCCGGCGATCGCATCGTCCAGGGTGATGGTCTTGCGCCACTGACCATCAGGACACAGCGTGCCCTGCGTGTAAGCCGCTTCACTCGGCCATTCGCCACCAGCCTTTTTGCCGCGCTTGCTGTTGCGGAATTCGTCGCCCGACCAGAACGGGTACGCCTGGTGCGACACGGCGCTGGGCGTCGAGAAGTAGGTTTTGCGCCACTTCTTGTGGGTGGCCATGGCCGACGCGACGGTGTTCAGCTTCTCGAAATTCTGAATCCAGAAGTATTCGTCGACGTAAACGTGGCCGTGGTGACCCTGCGCGGTGCTGCTGTTGGTGCTGAGAAAGC